TTTACACCGAACTGGAACATATGGTTTACTTTCACAATTCCTGCTGAAGCTCGCTATATGCGCATAGCCACGCATTCGGCAGACTCTTACAAAAACGTATATCTCTTCAGAAAAGCATAAGGAGTAAATAATGGATTTATCACAGAGCAAAGATTTTATTCAGTTTGCGAAGGAGCAGATCGTTGAATATTTCAACACGAGAGCCGATTCGACTGACAAGAACGGACATATCACACTGGACGATGTATTCGTGGTGTGGTGTTGCAAGACGCTTCAGAACCACAAGGCTTTACTGAGTACGACCGTCTCAGACGGCATGTATTACGAGTGTACATACAACGGCGATAAGCATGAGATGTACCTCGATGCTTACAAGAAGTGGCAGAACAAGTGTATCAAGGTTGGTGATTGAACAGCACGTTAGCTTGGCTTTTTGAAAAATTAACCCTTGTTTAAGATTCCAGATGTGTTACGCTGAAATTAGATTTCGTCAGTACTTTTTACTCATACGAGATCCTCCAGCCATTAGCTGTAGTGCTGATAAGGCGGCTCACGACCGCCGATGGCTTTCCCTCTGGGAGTGGTTGCCCCAGAGGGACTCCCCTTAAAAATATTGCAACACAACACACCTGCTTTCTTTTTCACATTACCTTCCTTTCTGTGACTGCCCGGTAAATCTGGGCAGTCTAACTTTTATCCACGGTATTTACGATTGAGAGAAATAAAGAATCTGTTTGTACGTGAAGGAACTGCTAGACGAATAACTGCATATATCCAACAGCACGGAGCAGATTACTCCAGTTTATCGGATCTTCTGGCAATGTGTCAGAGAGCCGAAAGTGAAGGAGAGATCCGTCATCACAGAGACTTCTGGATAACTACTGCGAACTGGGCTAAGAAGCTGTGCATCAGGAAGCACATCGAGACAGAGGATGATTCATACGGAGAACTGTATGATGACTATCTGCTCTGGGAGACTCCGTATAGCCTTGACTCCTTTATTCTCTACATGGAGAAGGACAGGCCGTATGAGAGAAAGTTCTATGAGCCGAGAAGAAAGACACTGTATCGGGTAGTCAATGAACTTCAGGCACTTGAAGACAGGAAGTATAAGTTTCTCGGAGTATCACTTCCTGCGCGAACTGGGAAGTCTACGGCATGTATGTTCTTTCTGACATGGATAGCCTGTATGAGACCGAACAGCCATAATGCGATGGGTGGACACTCTGGAATCCTTGCCAAGGGATTCTATAACGAGTTCCTGAACTTCATCACTACGGACGAATATACTTTCAAGACAATTTACTCTCGGATGCATCCCGGGAAGAACCAGATGCTCCAGAACAAATCCGCTGAAGAACTTACCGTCAACCTGGGGCGGCCTGATCGGTTTAATACTTTGACATGTAGAGGTATCGATGGTACGTGGACAGGTGCGGTAGATATTTCGCAGGACGGATACCTGTATGTCGATGACTTGATCCGAGACAGAGAACATTCACTCTCACCAATCCGTATGGAGAACACTTTTCAGGAATACCTGAACAAGATGGTTGACCGTAAGAACGATGGTGCAAGAGAGTTGATGGTCGGCACTTTGTGGAACGTAATGGATCCGCTTGAGAGGATGCGTCATCTGTACGGAGATAACCCGGAATACCATTTCCTGAAGATTCCTGCGCTTGATTTCGTTACGGATGAGTCGAACTTCCAGTATGACATTAACGGATTTTCTACGCAGTATTACCGAGAGATGCGAGAGAAACTCGACAGGCCTGAATGGATGGCAAAATATCAGCAGGAGCCATTCGTCAGAGAAGGTCTGCTGTTCCCCCCAGACGAACTGCGGTTCTTCAACGGAATCCTGCCTGAAGGAGATTCAAAAGTCGTTTCAGCATGTGACGTTGCTTTTGGCGGTGGTGATTCGCTCTCTATGCCGATTGGGAGACAGTTCGAAGACGGAAGTGTGTACATCATCGACTGGATTTTCTCTACGGCTCCGAAAGAATTTACGATTCCGATGGTCGTTGCTGCGATTATCAGGCACGGTATCCGTCAGATACAGTTCGAGGGGAACAACGGCGGTGACATGTACGCGGACTACGTGGAGAAGGAACTTGCGAACCAGAACTACAAGTGTTCGGTCACAAGTAAGAAAGCCCCGAATACGATGGAGAAGACCACGAAGATTGAAGCGTATTCAGGTGACATCAAACGGAAATTCTACTTCCTTCAGCCGAAGAGAAAGACTGTGGACAATGAAGTATTTACGGATGCCTATGAGCGCACTGCCGATTACGAACGTGCCATGAATGAGATGACAACATTTGTCACGATTGGCAAGAATGAGCATGATGATGCGGTTGACGGAATCACTCAGCTTGCAATGGTTGTCGAGGATCCTATAAACGTGCATAAGACGAAAATCACGAGAGGTGGCAGACTGTGATAGATAAGACCGTATTAGTCAATTACTGCGAATTGATAGACGAGATATCCGACATAGAAGCCCGAATCAATAAGCTGTCCGAGGATATCAAGCGGTTAAAGAAACGGATCGAGGACATCGAGAATGGTGACTTTGTTGTCGATAAGGTCAAAGGTGGTGAGGGCGGTTGGCAAGGGTACATCATAGAGGGAGTGCCGGTCCCGGAGTACGAGAAATGCAAGACCGTCCTTCTGACGAAGAAATGCCACATCGAGAACGAGTATGCGCTACTTGCTGACCGCAAACTGGAACTATCCTCTGAGCGAACAGGAGTGCAGAGATTCATCTGCGGAATAAAGAATCCTGCCACAAGACGTATCGTGACGTTCCGATGCATGGACGGGATGAAATGGTCTCAGGTAGCCAAGAGCATGGGCAATGGTTATACGGAAGAGAGCGTAAGACAGGCATTCGGACGCTTTCTGCGAAAAGAATTTGGTGAAAAATGAAAAGTGTCACGTTTGTCACATAAAAATCTGCTACGGTTACAGTGGAATAACAGCAAAGGACGAAACTAGACGAAACTAGACGGAACAAGACAGGCGAAGGCCTGTCTTTTATATTTGCTTATGAAATTCAAATACAAGACGGTGATATGTCCCAAATGCAAGCGGATATTGGGAAGTCTGGAAGTACATTCCGGGATTAACCATCCGATCCGATGTAGACATTGTGGGATAGCAGGCCGGTACGATCCGAACAAGAAGACGATGGTCTTCAAGGAATGCAAACAGGTCAGACTGGCTAACGGAGTACGTTTCTCATGAACTACGACAGATATTATGCTGACGGCATCGGAAGAACGATCATCTATACCGATGAGCCGGAAATAAACTCAAAAAATATCATAAAGGTCTTGACTGATTCTTTCGCTATCCACGAACAAAACAGCGAGGTTATTGATTACCTGATCCGCTACGAAGGTGGAAAGCAGACAAATTACCGCAAGAAGACGTACCGCAAGGACATCGATGCGAGATGCGTTGACAACGTAGCGAATGAGATTACGGAATTCAAGCTTGGATTCATCTACGGTCAGCCGATAACCCTTGTTCAGCGTGGTGAGAATGACGGTGGAAAGGAAGAGCCTGAGAGCATTGCCGAACTGAATGAGCAGTATGCTATTGCGCTTTATGCTGAAGAGTACCAGAAGCTTGCACGGTTCGTTGAGATCTGCGGAGTCGGTTATGAATTCATCGACATCAACAAAGAGTATGTCGAGGGAGATCCGTATATTTCCATCTGTGCGCTCGACCCCAGGTTCTCCTTTGTGGTGCGCTCATCGCGTCTTGGACACAAGATTATGCTTGGAGTAACTTACAGTATCGACCGTGACGGAAACAAGCATATAGACGCATTTACGGAGCATGAGAGGTTCATTTTTGATTCCAAGAATGCCCAGTACTACGAGGGTGAACGGAGCGGAGAATTCAATCCGCTGGGAGTCATTCCGATAGTCGAGTGGACACGTTCTGCGGACCGTATGGGATGCTTTGAACGTCAGATATCCGAGATGGACAATCTGAATCAGCTTATTTCGGATTTCACCAATGATGTTGGACAGAATACGAACGCTGTCTGGTGGGCGAATAACGTTGAATTCCCGACCTACGAAGAGACGGATGCTGACGGAAATTCAGTGGAGAAAGTAGAACATCCGAACGATGGGGATTGGCTCGAAACATCCACGACCAGAGACGGCAAGGACCCGAAGATAACACCTCTGAGCATCGATTATGACTACGAGGGAATGCTGAATAACATCCTTGCCCGGAGAGCATTGATCCTTCAGAAATGCCATGTTCCGCAGAGAGCCGATTCCGAGAACAGTACAGGCATTGCCACATCTGCCGCATCTGGATGGGATGACGCAGAAGTATCTGCCGCACGGCAGCAGTTGATCATGGAATCCTGCAAGATGCGTGAGGTAAGAGTAGTTCTTCAGGCCATCAGGGCATCGAGTGATGTTCCGGTCGGAAGTAAGCTTCGCAAGCTGAAAGCTATGGATGTGATGCCTAGCATCAAACGTCAGAAGAACTACGAACTTGTCTCCAAGATGAATTTCTTCGCTTCGGGTATTTCGCATGGTCTGCATCCGAAGCCGCTCATCAAGGAGATGAATGCTTTTGCGGATCCTGAACAGGTTTATCTGGATTCCAAGCCGTATCTGGAGAAGTACATCAAGGCAACGTTCGAGAAGAATGAACGCGCAAATGAGGATGCTTACAACGGCTACGGATGGTACAGGAACAACGTCAACAAGACAGGAGACGGCGGCATAGGTGAACGCGCTCCGAATGCTGACAGACTGGGTCAGGATGAATCGGATCAGGTTGCCAATTCTCCGAACATAAAGGGGTGATGAAGTGTGTCGATTCTGAAATTTGACGAGATAACCCGCCTTGAGATGGAGAGACGGTCGGAACCGATTGAGGAATATTACAAGCCGATGAACATCTCCGCTCAGAGACGGAAACGCAGAGAGGAAATGGCAGAAAGGTATTTTGAAGCCATGATGGAATACCTGGCTTTCCTCGATGATTTCATCGACTTTGTGACATTCCGGGGAGACATCCTCAAAAATTCCGCACAGAAGGTACTGGAAGACGGAATCATGAAGGTCATCACAGGATACGTCATCATAGATTCTGTGATGTCCGATTACGTGAAACGTGTCTCCAAGGAGATAAACGATTCCACACTACGGAATCTCAGCAATCCGTACTTCCGTTCAGAAGATAGGGCAATGCTCATTGCGGAAGATGAAACGAACGGCATCATCAATCACGATGAGATGCAGGAAGCTGTCAGGAAAGGCAGAAGATACAAGACTTGGCATACGATGCGTGACTGGAAAGTACGGCCTACGCACAGAACTCTTGAAGGAAAACGGATCCCGATTGATGAGTACTTCAATGTGGGCGGCATTTACATGATGTGTCCGAGAGACCCTGATGTTGATGCACCAGAAGAGACTTGCGGATGCCGTTGTTGGCTGACCTTCAGCTAAAAAAATCGGACATGATATGTCCGTTTTTATAAATCAGCGTCAGAGAAGACGCTTTACAAATTTCGCGGACGATAACTTAAAGAACGTCAGAGAAGACGTTAATCGCATTCAGAAACCGTCAGAGAAGACGTAAATCGCAAGGAGAACCAGTTTATGGAAAACAACAAAGATATCGAGATGACAGAGCAGAACGTGCAGGAAAACACTACGGAAACTCAGGCTTCCAAACCGGAAGGAGAGAACGAGAACCTGACGGCAGAGGAGATGCTTGCACAGGTCACGGCACAGAATCAGGAACTGATGAATGAACTTGCCAAGATGCGTAAGGCATCCGACAAGAATGCATCTGAAGCGGCTGACTGGAAGAAGAAGTACCGCAACACACTCGATGCTCAGACAAAGGCATCCGAGGAAGCTGCAGAGAAGAAAGCTGCGGAAGAGACCCGTGTTGCATCACTTGAGCGCAAGGTGAAGATCTACGAGGGAACATCCAAGCATCTCAAGATGGGATGGACTGCGGAACTCGCAGAGAAGGGTGCTACTGCACTTGCTGACGGAGACATGGATACATACATGGAACTCCAGTCTCAGGCTACGGCACAGGCAATCGAAGCCGAGAAAGCAAAATGGCTCAAGTCCCGTCCCGATATCAATGCAGGAACTGGGACAGACACAGATCCCTTCATTTTGGGCTTTAAGAGCGAAATGAAGAAATATTAATTTTTTTATGAGGTGAAACAGATATGGCTATTGATTATGCACTGAAGTATTCTCCGGTAGTTGACGAAGCATTTACGCTTGGCTCCCTTACGGGCGGTTTTATTTCCGATCAGTATGACTGGATCGGTGTCGAGACCGTCAAGGTCTATAGCATCCCGACAGTGGCAATGAACAACTATTCGCTGACTGGTACATCCCGGTACGGCACTCCGTCTGAACTTCAGAACAACGCACAGGAACTGAAGATCAAGAGGGACAGATCCTTCACATTCACGATCGACCGGAAGTCCTATGATGACACAATGTTCACGATGGAAGCCGGTAAGGCACTTTCCCGTCAGATCAACGAGGTTGTCATCCCGGAAGTCGATAAATATCGCATCACAAAGATCGTTGCCAATGCGAAGAGTGCGAATGTCGTAACAGCATCTACAACTACTTCCACAGCATATGCCGCTTTCCTTGCAGTCCAGGAGATCCTTGACGATGCAAAGGTTCCGGTCGGCGGCAGACGTTGCCTTGTTACTCCGGGCTTCCTGAATAAGATCAAGCAGGATGAAGCTTTCGTAAAGCGCGGCGATATGGCTACGCAGATCGCAATCAACGGCGTTGTTGGTGAGGTCGATGGTGTCGCAATCGTTAAGGCTCCGACATCTTACTTCCCGACCAATGTTGATTTCATTATCGTCAATCCGGTAGCGGTGGTCGCACCGATCAAACTTGAGACTTATAAGATCCATGAGGATGCTCCCGGCATCAACGGCGCACTTGTCGAAGGCAGAATCAGGTATGATGCTTTCGTCCTCAATGCCAAGGCTGATGCGATCGGCGTACATCGTTCTGCGGCTCCTACATACTCTGCCGTAACTCCGACAGGTACTGAGAATCCGAGTGCAGAGGGTTGGTACACCAAGAGCGGCGATGTTTATTCGCTGACAACGGATGAGACCGTGGTGAGCGGAACTACCTACTACGCACAGAACTGATAAGCCTTAAAGGGTGATGATTATGGCAACAATCGTTGAAAAAGACGGTATTCGTTATACAGTGGGGGATGAAAATTCCCTCACTGCTTTTTTGGACAGCGGTTTCGTGGTAGTTGCTCCCGAGAAAAAAGAGGAGCCTGCACAGGAAGAAAAAGAAACCGAAACAGCCGAGAAACCTACGAGGAAACGTACTACGAGACGGAAAGGGTGATGGATTATGGCAGACACGCTCTCACTGCTCAAACAGCAGGTCTTTACGGACCTTGATACACAGCTGAATGGTGAGCCTGGGTACAATGCATCCGTCCTTCAGTCTAAGGTCAACATTGCTTTCAAGGAAGTAATGCAAGCGCGGACAGCGAAGTACGGTGGACAATATCCGTCCTGCTATACGGAAGAGCGTTCTGCACAGGATCTCTCTCAGTATTATTCGCATATCGCTAATCTGGCTCTTTTCGATTACAACACGATTGGAATTGAATTCCAAACATCGTCTACAGAAAACTCTACAACGAGAACATATCGAGATAGAGACCGCCTGTTTAACGGCATCGTTCCTCTGACGAGGATAGTGTGAACAAAAAGAGCGGATTGGTGCAGGATGTCATTCTTTACGAATGCATCTTAGGGGTCATGTGCGTAATGTGCATGAAGGGGCTGATAATACAATGGAGAGATAATCTTATGACTCAGAATGCTATGGAGTGGCTTCGGATTGTGATCAGTATAGTATCCGTGGCGTTCGCCGTTTACATGGGCCTGCGCGGAAATCGGCTTGCTGATTCACATGACAGAGAAGACAGAATCCGTTCCGAAACTCGCATGGACGAGAAACTTAATGATGTTTTAGCAACAAGTAGGGACACGAGAGATTCAGTGGCAGAACTTCGGAAGGATATATCTGCTCATAACGACAGACTTATCAAAACCGAGGAATCGCTGAAATCACTGACTCACCGTGTCGATACAGTAGAACAACGACTGAATGGGGGATAAAGCCATGAAGAGCGTTTTTACGAAAGAATGGGCTTATGCTGCAGGAATCCGCAGTCTTAAGACGATTGCGCAGACCGCAGTAGCCACGATTGGCACAAGTGCTGTTATGTCTTCCGTGGACTGGAAGATGGTGGTCTCAGCATCCATCCTTGCCGGGATACTGAGTATTCTCACATCCGTTGCTGGGCTTCCTGAAGTCGAGTAAGAATGCGCACAGCACTTAAGAATAAGCAGGTCCTTAAATATACTCTGCTTCAGGATGCGAGTACGACCTATTCTCATACGGATCTTGACGGTTCTACGGCAACGATTGAGATTGACGGCGTTGTATACGATGTCGATACAGGGATTCCGCATAGTGTGTGGGGCGAACCTGTTGAATTCATCGGGAATATTCAGCCTGTCGGTACTGAATCATATGCTCGTGGGAATAAAGCGAAGTTTGAATTCTACGGAATCAATGTCGCAGACTACGATGCATTGCTCCTGATGAACCGTGGAGAGATTCCGCTTAGAGAAGGTTCGTATCTGTGGCACACAGGTACAGTAGGTCGGCTTGAAGATGGGAGCGTAGATGTCAAGACTGCGGACTACATAGTCGGCAGAGCGGCAGAATCTCAGAACATTGCATTGTATCTTCTGAACGGAGTATCCAAGAATGGCGCGATATAAGATATCCTGCGACATCGATCATATTCAGGATATGGTCAATGAACTGGAACGATATAAACAGTGGCTCCTGAATGATGCCTGTCGTGATATTGCACTGTCTCTCAGCCAATCAGGCGAACGGACAGCCGATTCTCACTATAACAAGGCTACAGGAGCCGATAAGTCTCATTCCATCACGCACGATGTCGTATCTGTCGCAAATGGGACTGCTAAAGTGCATATGACAATACATGGCAAGGACGTAATGTTCGTTGAATTTGGAGCCGGTATTCATTACAACGGTCCGGTCGGCGGTACTCCGCATGAACCGCTCGGAGAGAATACGATAAGCGTTCCGACAACGATAGGTTCGTATCCGTCCAGATATCGTGACAAGAACGGTCATTCGCTTGGACGGTTAGACAGATGGCATTACGGTGGAAAAATCACACACGGAACTAAAGCAACGATGCCTATGCAGAATGCTATTAAGGCAATCAAGCGTAGCGCAAGAACATCTGCAAAGAAAGTGATGGTCTCCCGTGGCAACTAACGAATTATGGTTTACGGAAATCCTTCCGAAGGTATTTACCGTCCTGAAAGTCAGAGGGACGGAACGTCTGAAAACTAAATATCCGACAATCAAGTTCGTTAAGACAGACTCTGTCAATGATGTGCCTGTGTATCCGACAGTCTATCTTTCGGAAGACCAGTACCCTGAGATAGGGAACACGATCGACAACAGATACGTCAATGCTGTTGAAGAAACGATTCAGGCTGACGTAGAAACCAACACGAATGAAAATGATGTACGGATCATCATGAACGAGATTGTGCTTCAAATGAAGAAGATGCGATTCAGTGTATCGACAGTTCCGATATACATGTCTAAAGGAACGAATCACAGGGCGGTTGCCCGATTCATACGGACATTCGGAGCAGACGATACTTTTTTGATGTAACTAACAACATGCTATGAAAGATATGAGGTGAATCCTTATGGCAGCTACAATTTCTGGTCTCTCAACACTGGGTGTTATCCTTGGTTATGCTGTTGAGACTACGGTCGGAACAAAGCCCGAAGCATTTACTGCACTTGACAGAATCAACGGAATCGGCGGTCTTTCCATGGATCCGGAAGCCATCGACAGTTCTGCACTCACGGATGCTGTTACGAGATACGTAATGGGCCGTGCAGACAGCGGTGGAACCTTCACTGTAACCGTGAACGTAACTTCCGAGACAATCGCTCAGTGGGAGGCAGCATTTACTGCATCTGCGACCGGTAGAGCGGCGAATAAGAGAACATGGTTCGAGATCTATCATCCGTCTATGACGAGTGCATTCTTCGTTGCAGGATATCTGCCGACCAAGTTCCCGATCCCCGAGACATCCCAGAATTCACTCTGGACTGTTGAGATCGGCATTGTCGTGGACGAACTTATCGGACTTGACGAAGCAGTCGCTCCGGCGTAACAACAATATAATCTAATCAACGCTAAAAAGGGGGGTCATGCCCCCCTTTCCTTGTATTTAGGCAAGGTGGAAAGGGAAAAAAATCATGGCAAAAATCATCAAGAAGAAAGTCCCGAACTTTACTATCAACGGGAAAACTTATATTGCTCGTGAACTCGATTTCAATGCAATCGCAGATCTGGAAGATGCCGGTCTTTCTCTCGGAAAGCTTGCACAGCGTCCCATGACAGCGGCAAGAGCCTATCTTTCGCTTTATATGAACAATGACCTTCAGGCGGCAGGAATCGAGATCGAGAAGCACGTAACAAATGGCGGTGACCTGACAGGCATCATGGAAGCATTCTCCTACGGAATCGAAGAATCGCATTTTTTTCGCGCTCTCAGCAAGGGGACAGCGCAGGAAGAGACAGCAGTGGGAACGGATCCGAACGAAAAGGACGGCTAAGTTACGATTCCACACGGGAGTATCTGATTGCTGAATGGTTGCCCGAAGCGCTGGCGATAGGGGTCACGGAAGACCAGTTCTGGCACATGAATCCGAAGCGTCTTCAGCCGTATATCGATGCAGATGCGATTCGTCAGGAGAAGAAGGATGAGGAGATGTGGAGACAAGGATCATACATCTTTATTGCTGTCCGTGCGGCAGTATCGAACGTGATTCTTGGTCGGAAGTCGAATGACAAATACATCGAGAAACCTTTCTTCCAACAGCATAAGGAACAGAAGGCCGCAGAGATGGATGAACAGGAGAAAGAAGAGAGAGTCAAAGCTTTCTTCATGGCTCTTGAAATCCACAAATTCAATTCCGACATGGAGAAGAAGATTGCGGCAGAAGAAGCTTTATCGCCGTAATAAGGGTAATGGAATATGTCACAGCAAATAGATTCGCTTTATCTTGAAATTACGGGTTCGACTGCCAAAGCTGCTCAGTCAATATCGAATCTGCAGAGTCAGTTGACCCGTATGGATACTGCGCTCAAGAAGCTTTCTTCCGCAAGTCAGTATGCACAGGATGTGACTAACCTTGCGAGTAGTTTCGACCGATTGAATGAGTCGGTGAGCGCATCCAATCCTGAAAAAATAAATACATTCGCAAAGTCGTTGCGAACACTGGCAAGTGCGGCGAAGAAACTATCTGAAAGCTTTGCCGCCATGTCAACCGGAATGTCTTCCTCGTCTGGTGTGGATGCAAAAGCATCGTCCATTACCAGTATCATAGAGCCGCTTCGACAGCTGTCTGAAATCATAGGAAAGATGAATGTCCCTATGGAATCTGTTACGGCTCTTGGAAGACTTGTTACACATCTTTCTAAACTGGGAACCATTTCTTCGGAATCCCTCGATAACATCCCGAAGCTTGCGGATGCGCTTGGCACTCTCATTGAGAAGCTGAATGCACTTCCGTCTGCGAACGAGAATATCGCACAGCTTATTTCCAATCTTGCAAAATTAAATGGAGCCGAAGTAAACGTCCGTACTTCCGGGAACGTAGGGAACAGAGATTCCTTCGGAGACTTGGGCGGTTCCGGGTCAGGGATTCTCTCGTTGCTTGGAGACAGCGCAAAAGCGTTCGGTCAGGGCTTCAAGGAAGCTTATAATTCCGGCTTCAAGCTGTCAGGCGTTATTACAGGCAGAGTGATTCCTGCACTTCAGGAATCGAAGCTTACATTCCGTGATGTGACGTTCGCAATCTTCAGACTGCGTTCTGCGATATGGCTTCTTCAGAGAGTGTGGGCTGCGTTCTCTAAGCAGATTGAACTTGCTTCATATCTTCCGGCAGTA